GCTCTGAGTGCTAATGCACCACCGTTTGACACACCGACAATTCGAATCTTAGTAGCATCGACATTTCGATAGACTTTCAGTTGATCGACCATATCTCTCAACATCTGAATGTCTGGTCCTTTCGATACTTCATTAGTAACATTCCATGATTGCTCGTAACCATCGATTCCAATGAGTATGTGGCCCGGCAGAGTCGAAGCAAACGATTGTACCATACTATTTGCGCTGCCGCCATTACCATGTAATAGGATAGCAACAGGATATGGCTCAACACCAACCGACGGCATTCCTACTTCTACTGTATAATCGTGGAATCCTTGACTCCAGTTTCTTCTTAGCGTTAATTGTGGACCAGACGTCGTTCCAATTGCCGGCAAGCCGGTGCCAGGTGGCTCGTGGTCTGCCGTAGGAATTGTAGCATCTACATAATAGTTAACAATATCCGCAGTCAAGCCTGTTACTGGTGCTTCATCAAGAGGACTACCAGCTGTAATACTATTCATAAGTCTGAGGAACTTGACTTTAGGTGGTGATCCTGTCAATGCGGTGTATTGGAAATCACCAAACATTTTTGTACCGGCTAAGTGTACATTTTCTTTTAATAGCCGCTCATATTCTCGTCTGCCCAAAGTCGATTTGATTTGATAAGAATATTCTTGATAGAAATCACTATCCTGAATCTTCATACCAGAGTCATAGTACTCGTAGCTATTTTGATATTCGTACAAGTTAGGATAGTTTCTAAACCATACCTGCTGCTTAATGCTTGGAGAAATAACATCATTCCAACGATCGATTGCGTATTGAGGTGTATCACTATTACCTTCGGCAATATCACGAATTGTTTGAATGTCGGTATTTGAAATCGATGTAAATGTGCTATTAGCAGATTCGTTGAAATCAAAGAGTAGAACACTATCTGCTGCAGCACTTCCAGCCCATAGCCCTATTTCGGGTGGTGCAGTAATAAGTCCATCGTAAACTTCTTGAACATAATCTGCGAGGTCGTCTGTCGGTAAAATAGGTGTTGATAAAGTTTGCGGAAGCTCTTCGAATCCGTTGAGGTGTGAAGAGAAGTCAGACCAGAATCCACCGGTCTTTCCTTGAGTTTCTGCACTTACTATACCGACCGCGTGAATTTGTTCGTCGACATCTTCAATCGTACATGATTGGCCTGTTACATATCCAAAGCCAGAGTCGACAACATTGACTTCAGAAATCTTTCCGATAGCAAATTCTGTTTCTGCGTCAATCACCGCGTTTTCGCCAAGGATCGGCGAATCATAATCTATCGACACGCCGCTCACTGTAACATTACCATTCGCTCGAATAATAGGGCTTCCAGTAAATCCATAGTAATCAAACGCGACGACTGAAATAAATCCTTTCTGCACGTTGATTGCTTTGACTTCACCTCTGATGCCCGTACCAGCTTCTTCGATAATTGATCCGACATCAAAAAGTCCGGCTGAGGAAGGCTCAAGAAAACTAATTAATTGACTCTTTCGCTTAAACGTAGAAAAGATATCATCCTTCGCTAACGCAAATACATCAAAGGTGTATTCACTACCTGGATTAATATTTTCGAACTCTTCAATTGAACCGATAGTAAGTGTCTGAATATCAAACGCTTGATTCAATGGTGTACTTAAATTAACTGGTGAAGCAGTACCAGAGAATGGTGCATTCACTTCGTAGTCTGGAATATTAAGTACTGTTGCTAAGTGAGGAGCAATTAAGTCTGTAATAACGTCTACGTTAGTTGGATTACCCAGCGCAAGAATTTTGACGTCGTCTGTCGATCCTGTATCAACATACATATCACCGGGCGAAGTATCATTCTTTGGAGAAACAAGTCCAACCCACGACGGGTCAATTATCACATTAGGACTACGATCCACTGTAATAAGTGGAAGTCTATTAATACTAAATTCACCATGAATTCCTGAATAAACTTGTACACCTAAAACGTTATCGGATTGTCCTACTACTCGTGCTTCGTTTCCAGCAAAATCCCTTATTCTTTCATAAGGCTCAAATGTAAGATCTTCTCTATTTTCTTCAAATTCTACTTGTTTAAAAAGAACTGATTGGTTAGATACGACGAGACGAGTATTATCGATAGTGTATCCATAGCCACCATCTTCGATTGTGTAATTAATTTCTCCGGAAATATCGTCAGACACCTTTGTGACTACGACTTTACCACCTCGACCGGTAGATGTTTTAACTTTATAAATGTCACCTACTTTATGTCCGGTTGTTGCAGCCTGATCTCCGTCGTCGATAGCAACAGAATCAAGTGAACCTGCAATCCGACCAAAAGAAACAACTTCACCATCAATATTCGTAATGATATCGTCAAACTTTTGGAACGTGCCTAAGACTTCATCGAGATAAATGATTGGCGTAAGGATATTATTAAGAATGACAAAGTTAATTTTGTCAACAGCAGCCTGGGCACCCGAAGATGAACCAGTAATTGTTCTTCCTAAGAGATCTTGGTAGCTATATTCGCTACCCGTGGTGCTAAAGAACTTATTCTTATTTGGCACCATTTGTAAATAAATGCCGTTTTTCCACTTAGAGTTCGACACCTTAAACATGTATCGAGCTGGATAAGTAATCTCAGCTTCATATTCGTCAAAGAAGAGAGCAAAGAATAATTGTATACCCGCGGGTGTGCCTTTTCTTCGATAGAGATCGAGAATATTTTTAACAATGAATCTAACGCTGTCTGAATCATTAAGTGGAAGATCTGCAAGAAACTTTTTCTGAAAGAAAATAATCATGCTCTCAAGAGTCGTATCGATATCACGATAATCGAATATTCTTCTTGAGTTATAGTGTGTTTGCTTTGTATCTGTTTCTAGAAAATTGTAGTATTCTTCAATAAGCGAAACGAGCTCTTCGCCATTTTCCCTGTATATCGCAGGGAATTGCGACTGAATAAAAAAAGCAATATTCTTTTCGATTTCCGCCATTGGAAATAATCCTGTTAGTACGCTGTTCTGCTATTTGTATTTCCGTCTATGCTTCCATAGGCGTTTGAATCTTCTCTTGAAGCGCTAAATCTTACATCACTGTCTCGAATAATAAACACCCTTCCTTTCGGTGCCTTTATGTCGTCAAGCTTAGTTCTTGCCATAATCTTAATTGCTGCACCGGGATAACCTTCGACAAATAAATTTGACAAGCGTACATCACCTGTTTTATAATCAACTGTACCAGCTCTTGGCTCAACAATTTCAGGATTTGTAATGTTATCTGTAATGAGCTGAAGATTTCCTTTACCATCGTCTTGAATATAAACACAGACACCACCTCTCGTATCAAATACACTACTTACGACGGCGGGTTTATAATCACTAAATCCTGTTGTTAAATTAAATGGATACGGTTTTGTGAGTGCTGCTTCGAATTGGAATCTTGGATTAGCTGCTATTCCAGTGATAGGCGAGTACTCAATAATCGGCATAATATCAATTTGAGTACTTTCGATTGCGGTATCAAGTCCGTCAATCTCAGAAGCAAGCTTAGACGATCGTAAGACTGCATCAAACTTTTCAAGATTTGTATCCGAATGTGTTTGAATTGCTTGCCTGACTTTTGACTCAAACTCTGATGCAGATGCTGTTGTCATCTTACCCGTATAACTAATCTGAGCATGAACATCAGCATACAAGAATTGTGTCTGCACAAAAATTGGTTCAATACTCAAAGGACTTCTTTCGTTAAGATATTCAATAAATGTATTTGCTAATGTCGTTGAAATAAGCTGTGCATCGTCTCTGAGATAAACACTAATTGCTACCTTACCAAATTGTGGTGGATCGAGCTCTTCACCACCATAAGCAGATACCGCAGTAATTTCTGGGAATCTCTGCTTAAGCAAAATTTCATAATCCTTTGTAGTAACGGCTCGATCTTGAATTTGAATTGACTTTGGTGCAAAGAATCGTATACTATCGAGTGATTCTCTTTCTAATCCACCGACAGCGGCCGAGACTGTTTCGACTCGAATATCACCTTCGGTAAATCCTGTAGTAAATACGTTAGCACCGTTTCCGTCTGCACCTGATGTAATACGATATTGAACTCTTACGTCTTCGAAAGGCTCGGGCTGAAGTCCAAACTCGTTGTTACCAAAATAGATTGCGTATGAGTTATCAAAATATGCTTCTACATAAAACACTTTATCTAAAGGCTGTACACCAAAAATCGAGTTTGCTCTCGTGAAAATATTCTTATCTTCTGTTTCTTCTGCGTCAACAAATACGACGAGAGATTCAATATCTGTATTGTCGTTAGTTAGCTGAACTCGAAGCTTTCCATCTGCGTCAATAATAAAGCCTTCCCTTTGGAAGCTCGTAAGTGTTTGGCCTTCGTATAACTCTACACCTTCTGCAACATAAAATGTATCTCCAGTTGCAGCGTCAATTGATTTTCTTGCTACATACGTTTCGTCTGTAACAAAGTTAAAATTTTCACCAAGGTAGTTAGAAGAAAAGTCAGTAAACCTTGGAATAGTAATTGTTTGGTCGTCTCGTGTTTCGTCATAGATTCTTACATTGACGACTGCCTTTGCAGATTTACGAGATCTTGGAACGTAGTTAAGTTCCTTTGCATGAGATACAACAGAGTTTTTCAATACAGCCGAATCGAGAAACATCTCGTTAAGTGCCATGTTAGTATAAAAGTTATTTTGAAACGTATTATATGCCAAAACATCGAGCAACACACTCATGTTCGAACCTTCAAAGTCGTAATCTTTGAATTGTGTTTGAGTTTGCAGATATGATTTAAGCTGTCGTTTTACAGCGTCAAAATCAAGCTCTGTGATTGGCGTCGATGGAGTGGCCATTTTATCTTATCCTTTCTAAAATAACGTTAAGTATGATTGGCTGTTGTTGACTTTGTACATAGAATCTTACAGTTACACCGACTTGATTGTCATCAATATTCGATGAAACAGTTACATCAATAAGCTCAGCTCGTGGCTCATAAATTTCAACTGTCGTTCTAACTCTGTCTTCGATAATCTTAATAACGGCGGGCGTAATATTTTCAAACAAGAGTGCACGAATACCACCACCAATAAATGGCTGCATTAAACGCTCGCCTGGATCTGTAAGGATCAGGTTTTTAATTGATTCTTTTACCGAATCTTCGTCTTTCAAAACGGCAATGTCGTTTGAGACAGGACTTTTAGCGAGATCTTTTCTGAAGTCAGAATATAGGACTGGCTTCTTCGTTCTCGGTGTATATACTTGAACTGTCATCCTTGCGGCCTCGGCTTAAGATCTAAATGTACAAAACTACTATTTACCTTACAGTAACGGAATCCTTTTTCGAGAGCAATCCTACACATTTCGTCTGCGTCTCCAATGATTTCTACATCGACTGCTAAACCAGTCAAATGCGGAGACTCAGGTGATGCTCCAATTTCTTCGTTATATGCTTCGTCTCTCCAGCCGGCAATCACGTTGAGCTTGCCTTGCCCTAGAGCTTCTTGAAGCCTCACTAAGTAGACCTTTACATCGAGATCTATATTAACCCAACCTTCAAGCCCTAATACTTCTGGATCTGTCCAGTCGCCTGAGATCTGTATTTTTGGATCCGTTCCTTCCTTTACTGCTTTACAGCTAGGAAGACCAAAATATTCTTTTACAGTCGGTGGAGGCGGGTTAACTGTTTCTTCATTCTCATCCCACTGCTGTTCCATACTATTTATTACTTCTTTCTTACGTTCGTCTGATAAACGAATACCACCATTTCTGACGGCCGTAGAAGTGTTAAGATTGGAAATAGTCTTTAATCTATCAGTAATCCTTCGATACCGATTTGTATAATCCGCAAGTGGTTGATTTACATCTCGAATCAGAGCTTCGATTTGTGTAGCATAAGCACAAAATCTCATAATCATGAACTCAATTTCTTCAAGCTGTGGATTCTGAAAAAGTCCTGCAACATAATCAATTAAGCTTTCTGTTTGCTCCTGAACGCTTTTCTTTTTGTCATCGTTAAGAAGCAAGCAGGCTCGCTCTTTTTGTGCTACGATTTGCTTGACGATATCTTCTCGAATAAAGGTACTAATATTTCCAATGATTTCTTCAATATTAAAGTTCTCAACAATAGAAGCAACCTCTGCAAAGACCTGATTAATTAACTCTGTAATTAACTTTTTGATTTCGTTAATTAAAAATTGGATTGTCAGTTTTTGTGCTAAAGCATCGAGAGCTTCATCAAGATTTCTAATAGTAGCTAATATTTTTGTGATAGCATCTTCTATTGCAACAAGCGTATCAAAGAAAGCGTCAATCGCGCCAAAAACTTGAGGAACAAGCTTACAAAAACCACCTAATATACTATCAGAAAACGATGCTTTATAATATCCATCGAGGTCTCCAAGCAAACCAGTATAGTTATTATTACCTTTGTTAATTAAGCTTTGAGGCGTAAGGTTGTAATCATTGAGGAAATCAGAAAATTCAATATTAGTAATGTTACCCTTGTTCCATCTTTTTTCGAGATCTGGATAATTGGCTAACTCTTCTTGAACATAAGGAGCCCTAAAGAAATCACCATTAAGGAAATCGCGTGCGTCGTAAATCGAATCACCATAAAGATTAATTGCTTTCTTAAGTGGATTCGTTTCAGCATCTCGTAAGATACTTGCAGCGTATTCCTCAGCAAACTTATTTACTTGACTAATCGTAAATTCACCTTGCGCATCGACGAAAGGCCCGTTTGCCGAGTATTTTATTGTCTGATCAGTAACGTCTACGCAATTAGAAGCCATGTTATTCCTCTGCTGAAATATATCCGCCAGTCGACTGAGTATTCTCAAACTTAATATAAGAGAGAGAAGTAGACTTTGCGGGTGGTTCGGGCATCTTACATTCACCTGCATCAATTGTAGGTAATGCAAATTTTGCGGTCGTTGAATTCAGTCCAAAGAGCCGATCGGTCGCAAATCCAGAAGCCAAAAGTACAACGTCGTCAATAGCAACAGTAGGTGCTTTTATTGAAACATTAGCCCCCGATTGCATTACTGCTCTCGTGATCCCAGATAAAGAAAGATCTCCAATCGCTTCGATAATTGCGTTTGTTGAAGCCCATAAGCTCATCGGCCCAAACGAATCCATTGTTATGCCGCCCGGTCCAGAAGTTACATGCAAACCGGTACCAATCGAAGGAACAAGTGCAACGTCTGGAACAAGCGCATTACAAGTAATATACATGTTACTCTGCTGCATGTGCACGCTCGAAGTAGATGTAAAGAACATACTACGTTCTGCAAAGAATTCAAACTTACCGGTCGTGAGAGGTGCTAATGGATTCAGCGTAGCATGCTGATATATTGTGTTGCCTTTAATATTGACTCGTGTCTTGCCTTGCATTTGAATTTCTTTTTCTGCAAGGACTGTCATTGTACCCACGTTAGCTTGAATGTTAACGTCTGCAGCTCTCATTTGAACCTGTTCAGATCCATTTAAATTGAGTTGAGTACCTGCAGTAATGTTTGTCGTGCCATGAACGAGTAAGTTATAATTGCCTTCGATCTCTTCGGTCTTATTGCCCTTTACGTAAACATGAGCATCACCACCAATTGTAACTACGTGATGGTGGCCAACACCTTCATACTTATTAAGCTTCGTTATGTCGTGCTTAGCGCCTACAGATTTTTCTGCGACATTACCTTTTGAATCGATTTGAACATACGACCCTTCTTTATGTCGAATCGTAATTCGCTCACCACCCGGCGTGTCATCGAGCTCAATAGAATGGTGAGCAGTTTCAATCACTCGATTGTGTGGATACTTAGTAGCATAAGCCGATTGTGGTTCAGACCACACTTTATCCGTGCCACCAATTTTAAACTTTTCCATCCTATTTAATTCATGACCGGCGACACCAGTTTCTTCAATGCTTTCGCCTCGTGCCAATCGTGACATTTGAGGATGGCCAATATCTCTCGGCGTAAGTCCTTTACCTAATAATTTTCCATCTCGCTTTGGAATAACACCATATTTGTTTACATCTGGATTTGGTGGCTCTACAAACTGAGTCGGTAATAGACCGAGTACGACAGGATGCTGTGCATCTCTTCCGTCGAGGAACATACCCCAAACAAACGAGTTCAAAGACGGGAGAGGATTATTTGGGTCGTAGTTTCCGTGAGATACCATTGCCCACGGCAAATCTTCTGTAGAAATCTCTTCGTTAGTGCCATGAATACTAAACGCACGCACTTTGACTCGTCCAAGTAATGTTGGATCGTCGTTATCTTCAATAACTCCTACGAAGAAAAGCGGATTTCGTATTCCTACGCCTTGCTCAAACATAATTAAACCTTCGCACTTGCATACTTTACTATATGCAATGTAGTTGTTAAAACATCATCTTCCATTGAGTGCTTTGTACTCTTTACTAAATAATTACCCGAATATCTCTTATTATCTTTAGCTTCTTTTTTTGTCGAATTAAACTTCTTTGCCTTTACATCAATAATCATGCCAGGCTCAATATCAAGTCTTCCCTTAAGCTGAAGCATAGCAGAAGTATATTGAATGTGATGCTCGTGCTTTAAACGCTGAGAAATAATCTCAGGATAAAACTGCTTTGGTCTATTTACGCCTACATTCTTTTCTTTATAATCGACAAAGGTAATAAATCTTTTTGCATTATTTTTATTTGTGTATTGTTTAATCCACTCGGGCGTATGAATATCGTCAAGAATCGAGCCCTGTCCCATGTCTGTGAATTCGCCGGTGTCATATTCATAAAGTGTATCTGTAACCTTGCCTCTCAATAAATCGATTTGAAAGCAACGATTCTTGTATCCACCACTCGTAATATCGTCAGCATCATTTACCTTTTGGCTGTTAATCATATTCTCGATTGTTTTAATCTGAAGCTCGGCATCTGCTGGATCGAGAGATGTGACCGGATTATAAACTAATTCTTTTCTTCGATGTGGATTATTTTTTCCAAAGTCAATAAGCCACTCGTCTGTTACCCAATAATAACCGTTGAGTGTTTCAAAGAATCGATAAGAAGATGACTTTGATTTTTCACTATATCCTCTTTGAGCAAGAAACTTCATAGCACTTTGCGATGGAAGATTTGGAATAATTGTCTTAAGGCTTAGTGTATCAGCACTCGGCTCAATATAAACAGCTCGTGGTGCATCACCATTTAAATCAATACCACCTCTCATTGCATTCAATGGAAGCTGCTCAGCTCCCATATTATTTGTACCACCGATTTTTGTAAAGTATTTGTTAAATATTGTCCGCGCAACTTCACTCGCTGTTTTTTCTTTAAATGCTTCTGTTATTCTTTTAGACGCTGCATCAAAGGTTGTTTTTGACATGACGTGTAAATCATAGACTAGACCACCGTGATTAGCAGTCGCCTGTACTGCATCGATCTTATAGATAACACCTTTTATATTAACTTTCGTGTCGAGGTCCATGCAATGGAAAGATAATTCAATTTCTTCTTCGCCACGTACTTCGCCAAATGGAGTATCTCCTTCGAGCCAACCTAATGTGTCGGCACATGACAACACGATCGAATATGACGCAGAATCAATCGATTGACTAATCGACCATTTACCGATTAGCGCAATAATGTTTTCAGTCTTACCGGTATTAAAGGATGTTACCTTTGCTTTTGTGATAAGACATTTTGAAGGATTGAAATCTCCGTTTGCCATATATTACTCTTTACTTCGAAGAGAAGCAGCAAATTCTGAAGAAAGCTGATTAGTAAATTGCTTATCAAATAAGAAAATTTCCTTTTTACTTTCGTTAAGGTCACGCTCATATTGATAAATTCGATATGGCTGCCATTCTTCCGGTACAATTCTTTTGATAATAATTTTTCTACCTTGCTCCGTTCGTAGAATTACTCTATCTTCCCTTCGGAGATAAATCGTTTGAAACGATTCTGGAGCTAGGATGATCTCGTCGACTGCCATTAGTTAATCTCTCTTACGTAATATATGATATTCTCGTCGTTATCCGATTGAGTCCACGCAACAACATCATCTCCTGTTAAGCCGGATTCTTCTTCGTATTTCGCAATGATGTAATTGTTAAATGTAAACTCATCCATCGGCCATGAATGATAAGGATCTACAATATTATTAGCAAGATAAACGAGCCAAACATAATCGACCGACCCATAATAGAAACGAGCCACGTCTTCTGGTCGCTCACCTTCAGATACAGTGTAGGGCAAAAAGAGATAAGGATTGTTTGTTACGCTGCGAAGAAAATTATTTCTTCGAGTGATGTCTTTTACAATCCTACCCTGATATTCTACAGTAGGAAAATTTTCAAAATACTTGGTCATTCGATATTATCCTGTTGGTTCGTCTACTGGATTCTCAGATTCGGCCGGTGGTATTCCTTCAATCTCGCCCGCATAATCTTCTTTAGTATGAATCGTCAATTCATTAAACGCAATCGACAGATTTACCGCGGCAGGTTTGCCCCCTTTCAATATTGCTACTTGGCCTCCGCCAGCATAATTCACTGTAACGTTTGAAATAAGACATGGCTTGAATTTTGGCCAATGGCTTGGGTCAACACCGATAAGCTGGAGATAACATACGTTTGGATACTTCAATAGAGCTCTATTTAAACCTTCCATTTCAGTTATTGATCCAAACTCAGGTAGAATATTTTGCTTAAGTGATTTAACAATTTGTTGAACCATTTTTGAGTCTGATTCATTTTCTGGAAAGAGATCCCACGAAAACGTATATGATTTTAAGTCCACACCTTCAAAAGCAAGAGTTTCATTAGGGTTAACAATTGCGCCACCCGCTGCTCCTAAAGCTCGACCAATATCGCCTGAAAAATTTCTCATCATATACGACATAACTTGGCCAGCGGTTTCCCCACTCGTACCAAGTATAGAAGATATTTGGCTCTTTAATTTGTCACGTCCTTCGGCCGATGCAAGATTTCTTCCTGCTCCAGATAAAAGATCAAAAACAGCTTGCCCCCTTGCAGCAGCGCTTGCGGCCGCAGCTTGTCCAGCAGCAGCACTATCACCGACAGTGCCCGCACCAGTAAGACCGGCTATGAACGTAGAAAGCTTTTCTGACATGAAGCTTCGTTCGAATCCTTGAATCTTTACGCCTTGGGCATCAGTCAAATCTTTAGGGAATGGTAATTCGATTGAGTGTTGACCAGCAACTTCTGGGCTTCGATTAGAAAGGTTCTTATACAAGCCACTCGTTAATGATTGGTAGCTCGTGTCAGCTGAAGAATCGTTGCCTCCCGCCGGCTTTAAACTCGCATAATTATACTCTTTAAATTGTAAAAGTATGCTATGAGGTAAAGGCTGTGTTGGGAATGAAAGTAACGCAGAAGATTGCGTCGCTCTCGATTTTTCCCATTCGGGACGTGTAAATCCGGCCATTTAATCCACCTATCTTTTTGAATAAATACAATAGCTATCTATCACTTTATTTATATGGGAAAGCGAAGAGAAAAACATGGCGTATAGAGGTAGGTTTAGACCTAAGAATCCAAAAAAGTACAAGGGAGATCCTACCAATATTATTTATAGGTCTTTGTGGGAATTTAAGTTTTTTCGCCATGTTGATGAGAATCCGGATGTTATTTGGTGGCAATCGGAGGAGTTAATTGTGCCCTATCGATCACCTATCGATGGACGAGTGCACAGATACTTTCCAGATGTAATAGTACATGCCAAAAAGAAAGATGGTTCGACGGGCACCACAATGATAGAGATAAAGCCCTATAAGCAGACACTTCCACCAGATCCAAGGAAGAAGAATGCTACAAAAACTGGTCGGATATCACGACGATATCTCAACGAGGTGAAAACCTATGGTGTTAATGAAGCAAAGTGGAAAGCAGCAAGAAGCTTTTGTGCTGATAGAGGATGGAGCTTTATTATCATGACAGAAAAAGAATTAGGAGTATAATCCGTGGCAGCAATCTTTGACGAAATTTTAGCAAAAGGTGTTCGTAGTGGTAGGATACCAGCTCGCACAGCTAAAGCTCGTGAATGGTATCGAGACCAAGCAAGGAATGTTGCCAAGTCTGGCTCGAAAACTGGCGTGTCAGGTGAAAAGGTTTTAAGAGACTCAAAGAGCTCAATGGAAAATGTAGCTCGTATGGGTAACATGTATCTCTTTGAGTACGATGCTAAACATAAAGATACTCTGCCTTACTGGGATAGGTATCCGCTTATTTTTCCAATAAATAAGGCAAAAGGCGGTTTCATGGGTATTAACGTACATTACTTACCTCCAATGTTACGAGCTAAGTTAATGGATGCACTCTATGATACGCTTACAAATAAAAAATATGACGAGACAACGAAGTTAAGATTATCCTATGACTTACTGAATAGTGCAGCAAAGTTTAAAGAGTTTAAGCCTTGTATTAAGCACTACCTCAACTCACAAGTGAGATCGAGGTTTGTATACATCAGTCCAAGTGAATGGGATATTGCTCTCTTTTTACCGATGGCTAAATTTGTCGGCGCTTCCAAACAGAAAGTGTACGCTGACTCAAGAAAAATTATTAGAGGATAAACAATGCCATTCGATATTACAAGGTTCAAGTCAACTGTCGATCGATTTGGTGGACCAGCTCGAAGCTCACTCTTCGAAGTTACAATCACACCTTATAAAGATAGTGCATCTCGCGGTAATGAAGTTTTTGGTGCACGAGAATTTACCTTTTTCTGTAAGACAGCTAACGTTCCTGGTGTATTCATAACCACCGCAGAAAATGCTCAGGTAGGACAACTACCTCGTCAAATGCCGGTCGGTATCGGTGCTCGTCCACTTGAAACAATTTTTATGGTTGACTCAGATCATCAGGTTCTTCAGTTCTTCCATCGCTGGGCTCAGCAAGTAGTAAACTATGGAACGAAAGGTGGACCGTTTGCTACGATCGATAATAAGCTTCCATTTGAAATTGGATACAGAGATGAGTACTCTGCACGAGTAACAGTAAAACATTTTTCGACTGAAAGTTTTGATAACAAATATTACGAGGTAATTCTCGACGGATGTTATCCCACTGTAGTAGGTGATATGGATTTGTCGTGGGAAAACAATGACAGTTATTTGACCGTGCCAGTCTCTATGAACTTTAAGAGAATTGAGTACTCAGGCGAGAAGACCGGATCACCAACATCACGCCTGAATCGTGGTACAGGAATTCTTGACATCCTTGGAGCAGTCGCTGGCTTCGCCGATGTCGTACGACAAACAACACGCGGTGGGCGACCCACGTCTATTCAGGATGCGGTCAATCGCGTGACAAGAGTTACAAACTCATTTGACAATATTAGCAATAAGCTAGGCATTTAATTATTAGGAGTATATTATGGCTTTACCAAAAATCGATCTACCGATTTCTGAATTGGAGTTACCATCGACAAAGGAAAAAGTAAGATATAGACCATTTACAGTAAAAGAAGAAAAGATACTTTTAGTCGCAGCAGAATCCGGTGACCCAGAACAAGAGTTACTTGCTGCAAGGCAAATCGTAAATAATTGCTTGATTGATAGAGAAGTAAGTGATCTCGCAATGTTCGATTTGGAATATATTCTTTTAATTCTTCGAGCTCGATCGGTTGATAACTCCGTGATGTTTGAAATCAAAGATCCGGATACAAAAGAAACAGTACAGCTTGAGCTTAATATTGATAAGGTAGAAATAAAGAGAGACCCAAGTCATACAAATCAAGTAAGAGTTAATGAAGACTATATTCTTTATCTCAAGTATCCAACGATCGATGAGTTTGCGCAGATTGTTAAAATGGATCCAAAAGATCCACTTGTAAATTACTACATTATGGTTTCTTGTTTAGACAAGATTGCTTCAGAAGATGAGGTACATTTATTTTCTGAATATACGCAAGATGAGACTGATGAGTTTATGGAAGGAATGCCCGGTGAAGTGATTAAGGGTGTTCAAACGTTTTTCGAAACCATGCCTAAGTTGCGGCATGAAATGAAGTATAAGAATAACGAGGGTAAAGAACAAACATTCGTTGTGGAGGGTATGCGCAGTTTTTTTTCCTGACGCTGTGTCATATTAGTCTGGGCGAATATTATCAAATGGTGTTCGCATTGGCACAGCACCATAAATACTCGATAAGTGATGTTGAAAACTTAATGCCATACGAAAGGGATGTTTATTTTCAGATGTTGATTAACTACATCGAAAAACAAAAGGAAAAGAACCAATGAAGGTCGAACAGAAATTTGAATGCGCTACAGTAGGTAAGCTTGGTCTTCTCGAGCGAGAATCTCGTAAAATGAAGAAGGCAATGGCCAGAAGAGAATACGTTAAAATGCGGATTTCAATGCTCAAGATCGAGCGAGACAATCCTCGCAATAGTGAGTATGATGCTCATTGGTATAATAGACTTATTCAAGAACTCGAGTGGGCCGAAGGTATTCTTTTAAGCGATGAGTATCCTAAGGTCAGTAACTGTTTCATGGAGAACGAAGTAAATGGCTGAACTGTCGGCTGAAACAGAAGCGATTATTGATCGCCTCAAACGAGAAGGCGAGTTACTGCGCAATTCTGGCAACAATTCA